AAAACAGTTATTAGAAAATAACATACAAGCTGCTTTAGCTGGTCAAGTTATAGATCTTGAAGACGCTATTGATATTAGAGAAATAAAGAATATCAAGCTAGCAAATCAAATGTTAAAGGTTAGAAGAAAAATAAAGAACGAAAGAGAAGCTAAAAAACAAAGTTTAAATATTAAACAACAAGCAGAAGCTAATGCTAAAGCTCAAAAGGTAGCAGCTCAAGAAGAAGTTAAAAAACAAAAAGAACTTGTTAAAACTCAAATAGAGTTAGAGCAGGCTAAAGCAGATTTTAGCATCATGAGATTAGAACAAGAAGCTAAGGTTAAAAGAGATCTTATGGCTTTTGAGTTTGAGTTAAATACTAGAATAAAAGATCAAGAATCTCAAGCTGCTCAAAAACTAGAACAAACTAAAGAACAAGTAAAAGCCGAGCCTAAAAAGTTTGAATCATCAGGTAATGATATAGTAGGTGGAGGCATAGGATTAGGTAAGTTCGATCCTAGATAATAATTTTATATTTTATATTATGCAAGAAAACGAAAACATTGAAGAGGTTCAAGAACAGCCTCAAGAAGAACAAACGCAAGAGCAAGAGTTAGATTTAAGTAAATTTGAAACTGCTGATGATCCTAGCGTTTACAAAGTAGATTTAAGTAAACCACCGCCAACAGCGGAAACAAATGAACAACCAGAAGAAACTACAGAAAGTACAGCTAACGACACAGGAGTGGTTGCAAGCGTTGAAAACACCGAGCCCGTACAAGAACAAGAAGAAGTACAGCCGGAAGTTGAAGCACAAGAACAACCAGTCTTAGAAGAAGTAACTGAAGAAGAAGTAGAGCAGGTAGAAGAAATTGTAGAAGAAGCTATAGTTGAAGCTCAGGCTACTGGAGAGCCTTTACCTGAGAATATTCAAAGCTTGGTTAATTTTGTAAACGAAACTGGTGGTAGCGTAGAAGACTATGTAAAGCTAAATAGAAATTATGCAGAAATGGATAATCAAGAAGCTTTACAAGAATACTATAGATCTACTAAACCTCATCTAACACCTGAAGAAAGAGCTTTTTTAATGGAAGAGCAGTTTTCTTATGATGAAGAAATAGATGATGAAAAGAACATTAGAAAAAAGAAAATAGCCTTAAAAGAGCAAGTTGCAGAGGCTAAAGCCTACTTAGACGGGCAAAAGTCTAAATATTACGAAGAAATTAAAGCTGGAAGTAAGCTCACTGAAGAGCAGCAGAAAGCAATTGATTTTTTCAACAGATATAACAAAGAATCAGAAGAGACTCAAGCGGCGCTTGAAAAGAACAAGACGATTTTTAACAACAAGACTAATCAAGTCTTTAACAAAAATTTCAAAGGTTTTGATTTTAAAGTTGGAGATAAAACTTATAGGTATAATGTTAATAACGTCGATGAGGTAAAGCAAACCCAAAGTGACATAAACAACTTTGTTGGAAAGTTTCTAAACGAAGATAGTTCTATGGGTGATGCTAAATCATACCACAAGTCTTTATACGCGGCAATGAACCCTGACGCTTTAGCTAGACATTTCTATGAGCAAGGTAAAGCAGATGCTATGAAAAATAGTGTTGCTAATGCTAAGAATATAGACATGACGCCAAGACAAGAACAAGGCGCTAATTATAGTGATGGTCCAAAGTTTAAGGTTGTTCAAGATGATTCTGTTTTTGATTTTAAGTTTAAAAAACGAAAATAATTTATTTAACGCTAAAATTTATTTAAAATGGCATTAACATTAGCTGCAGCTTCTACTTATACAGCGGCTGCTTCAAAACAAACGTTAGCAAGCAATTATATTGACTTTGCTACATTGAGTTCATCTGACGGTTGGGCTCAACAATACTTGCCTGACTTGATGGAAAAAGAATCTGAGGTATTCGGTAATAGAACTATCTCTGGTTTCTTAGAGCAAGTTGGTGCAGAAGAATCTATGACTGCTGATCAAGTTGTTTGGTCTGAGCAAGGTAGATTACACTTATCGTTCGTAGGTACAGTTAAAGATCAAGCACAGCAAGATGATAACAACAACGCTGATGGTGGTACTTTAGAAATAGATACTACTATTGACGGTATCTCTACTGGAACTGATGACTCTCACGGTATCAGAATTAACGATATGTTATTAATCGCTACTTCTACTAGTACTGCTAGAGTTTTTGTAACGGCTGTCAACGCTGATGCGATTAGTGTTGCTCCTTACGATGCAACTGCTAACACTGGTAGATTACAAGATCTTGGTGATGGTACTTTCGTTAACACTGCTGCTATTAGAGTATTAGTTTACGGTTCTGAATTCCAAAAAGGTTCTAATGGTAGAACTGGAGCTAACAAGCCTGGTTTCAGATCTTACACTAACAAGCCTATCATCTTAAAAGACAAGTATGAGATCTCTGGATCTGACGCTTCTCAAGTTGGTTGGGTTGAAGTATCTGGTGAAGACGGACAGTCAGGTTACATGTGGTATTTAAAAGCTGCTGGTGACACTAGAGCTCGTTTTGCTGATTACTTAGAAATGGCTATGATTGAATCTATTCCTGGTGATGCTGCTCAGTCTACTGCTGATACACTTGACTCTACTGGTGGTGGTGCTTTCTTACAAACTAACTTCGGTACTGAAGGTTTATTTAATGCTGTAGAAACTAGAGGTAACATTACTGACGGTTTAGACTCTCCTTTCTGGGCTACAAACCTTGGTGAGTTTGATTTAATCTTGGCTGAGTTTGATCGTCAGGGAGCTATTGAAGAGAACATGATGTTCTTGAATAGAGCTACTTCACTTAACATTGACGATATGTTAGCTGGTATCAACGGTGGTTACAATGGTGGTGCTTCTTTTGGTGTTTTTGAAAATGACGCTGATATGGCACTTAACCTAGGTTTCTCTGGATTTAGAAGAGGTTCTTATGACTTCTATAAGTCTGACTGGAAATACTTAAACGATTTCGGTACTAGAGGTGGTCTTAACGACTTTACATCAGATGCTGTTAGAGGTTTAATTATTCCTGCTGGAGTATCTTCGGTTTATGATCAAGTATTAGGAAAGAACCTTAAGCGTCCTTTCTTACACGTTCGTTACCGTTCATCTCAAACAGATGACAGAAGAATGAAGACATGGACTACTGGTTCTGTTGGAGCTGTTACATCTGACTTAGATGCGATGGAGATGCACTTCTTATCTGAAAGATGTTTAGTTGTACAAGGTGCAAGAAACTTCATGATGATTAAAGGATAATACATCTTTTTAGGTCGGGGCTTCGGCCCCGATCTTTTTAATTTTTTATTATATTATATTATGGCAAAGAAACAAACAGCTAAAAAAGTTGAGGTAGCGCCTCAAGTAGAAAATACGGTTGTAGTAGAGCAACCAGAAATAAAAGCTACAAACAAAATGGTTGAAGCAGTTGTTAAAAAGCCTCAGCCAAAAAAACCTAAATGGGAAATAAAAGATAGAGTTTATTATTTAACAGGTGATAACAAACCTATTTCACATACGATTAAAGCATCTGGTCTTTATTATTTTGATGAAGAAAAAGGTTACGAAAGAGAAATTAAGTATTGTGAAAACCAAACAACGGTATTTGTAGATGAAATGAAAGGTGACCACAGGATGGGTCATATTATATTTAGAAACGGAGCGTTGTTTGTACCTAGAAATAAAGTTACATTACAACAAATGCTATCTTTGTATCACCCGTTAAGAAACGCTAGGTTTTCTGAGTGGGAGCCAGAAACTGAAGCTGTTAGCGAAGTTGATAGACTGGAGTTAGAGATAGAGGCTTTGGATATGGCTAGAAGCTTACCCATGGAATATATGGAAGCTATAATGAGAGCAGAGATCGGATCTAAAGTATCTACGATGAGTTCTAGCGAGCTTAAACGAGACACTCTATTGTTTGCTAAGAAAAACCCTGTTTTGTTCTTAG